AAAAGTATAGGTAAGAAAATAAAAGAATGGAAAAAACCGGATGATGTTAATAAGGATTTGATTTTAAAAAATGAATTGAATAATAAAACTTTTATCAAACTAAAACTTGAACACATGAAACGAGGTATTAAATGATAATAGAATCAATTGGTAACTGGGCCATTCCATCGGCCAAATATATAGTTTCAGCTCATCCGGATGCAATTGTTATTGGATGTAAAAAAATACCAACAAACGAAATGATGGATTTTTTTCAATGGTATTTTTTTGATCGTGATAAGCACTATAGATTATTGATGTGGTATTACAATGAACCAAACAAACGTGAGTGTTTTAATATTTATCACGACACGAATTCAGGTGATGGAAATATTAAATCATATGTTAATGGTTGCAACGATTGTTTTCTTGAGGGTGATATATTAGAACTGTTTATATTATGTTCGGAGTATTGGAAAATGCGAGATTTAGTGTGATTAGTGAATTCGGAATAATTCAGGTTGATACTGAAAAAGGAATACGTGATGAAATATACAATTATCAAAAAAGAAAATTTGCACTACGCAAAATCAAGGAACTTTATAAACGTAACGGAATTAATAAAGTATATTATCTTTGTTGGCATGATTTTATTGATAATGAAACTCATTGTGAAATGATTGGCCGTCGTGGAAAAATTACCAATTCGAATTATTATTCTTTGGGTTGTAATTATCAAAAAGGCGTTGAACCGATTCGGAAAAAGTACGATTCAAATTATTAGTTGAACATTCATCTTCATGCCCCTCGGGGCATGAAACCTCTATACCTAATTCATCGGAATCATAATCAAAAACTTCAAGTTCATAATCTATTTCATAGAAATAGACAAGCAAAACAATTAAGAATTTTACAAATGACGGTTTCACATCTAACATTATAACATGGCACGCCAACGAAACAAGGGTTATAAGTTAAAACGTGATCCTGAAACATTGACAATTGATCAATTAAGAATCGTAAAGGCCAAATTAAATGAGCGTGTGATTTTTCATTTGAAACGAAATGAATTAGATTTATATTTCGAATCAATAACATTAGTTAATCGGATTAACTACACTTTAAAAGAAAAGGAAAAGGGAAATGTTCAAATCAGTAAAGTCAATGAAAAGAAATAATAGGATGAGGTTCAATCCAACGAGGGATTTTTTCAGTCAGAAATCCGCAGTATTTTTTTGGACGGGAACAAAGTCTATTCTTTTTACAAATATCAAATCAAATAAACAAATCGATTACATGAAACANAATTGGATTAAGTAATGGCAAAAACCGTTTCAAGAAAAAAGAAAAAGGTTGCCAAGAAAACCAAAAAGGTTAATCCGGTTGGACGGCCAACAAAATATCCATCGGCGAAAAAAGATCGATTGGAATTGTGTGAGGGTTTAGTTAATCACATGGCCAAGGGAATGAGTTTTCATTCATATGGTGGTTCACCAATTTTAAAAAAGATCATTGGTTCATTTGTTGCACTTGAAACAATGTACAATTGGATTGATGCACATGGCGAATTTTTAGAATCCAAAAAGATGGGTGAACAGGTTTCAAGGCATCACTGGGAAAAGTTAGGCGTTGATAATATTCTTGAAATAGAAACACGTTCATCTGACGGTGATTCATTCAAACAAAAATTAAATTCTACTGTTTGGATTTTTACAATGAAAAATAAGTTTCCTAAAGAGTGGCGTGATAAACACGAACATGATGTTTCGGCGGTTGTTGATAAAAATGTTAGCATTACATTCAACAAGAAAACGGAACCAGATGATGATTGATAACACTGGCAAACAAGAGTATGCACGTGAGTTAGCAAATCATAAAACTAATTGGATAGCTGAAACGGCACGAAACTATTCGGCAACATTTAAAACTAGCCTTGATTACTCATTAGCCTTTTCTTATTATGTGGCCTGGCCACGTTATCAAAAAGGGTTAATCTATTTGGTGGATAATGAACAAGAACATGAAACAACTAATAATTGATATTTTAACCGTTGTTCTAACGGTCGTTATTTTAAAGATGGCATTTGAATGAATATTGAAATAGGATTGTGGGATAAACAGCTTGATTTCATGGAATCAATGAAACGTGATGTTTTACTTCAATGTGGAATCGGTTACGGAAAATCATTTGTTGGTGCGATATTGGTTCCAACCTATGTTTTAAATTATCCTAAAAAGCGTGGAATGATCGTTGCACGTGATTATAAACAATTTAAAAGGGCAATATTGCCGGAACTCGAAAAGGCATTTGCAATATTTGGATGGCGTGAAAACGTTGATTATATTTATAACAAATCGGATATGTATTTTAAATTTCCGGATGGAACAATTGTTGATATTGCATCGGCCGAAAATTATAATTCATCATTTCGTGGCCCGAACGTGGCGTGGATATGGGCCGATGAGTGTGATTATTACAAGGCCGAGGCATGGCAAACTATGTTGGGGCGTTTAAGAATTAAACCGGAATTATTACGTGCTACAAGTTCACCGAAAGGTTTCAATCACATTTATGAACATTTCTTTGTTGGTGATAACCTTGATAATAAATTAGTTCTTGAGGCACCTAGTTGGGAAAACCTAAACCTATCGGCCGAATATATTGCATCACTTAAATCGGCATATTCACCAAGACTTTATGAACAAGAGGTTTGTGGAAAACGTCTAAATATAAATGTTGGTGCGGTTTATGATGAATTTAATCGTGATGTTCACGTTCAACCATGTAAACATCTATTGAAAAATGATGATCAATTATATTTCTTCACTGATTATAACATTTCTAATTATTGTGGAATCTATCAATTTTATGACAATGAAAAAGATATTGTTTATTCTATTGGCCAAGAACACTTAAAATTTGAGGGATCAAGGAAAATGGCCAAAACTGTTAAAATGAAATATCCGGCCAGGCCCGTTATTGTTGTTGGTGATTCAACCGGAAACAATAAAAGGGATGTTGCAATTGATAAAACCAATTATGAACATTTCAGGGATGCCGGCCTTTTAACTCAAAAATTTAGAAATCCACCGGTTGAATCAAGAATCATATCGGCAAATTCACAATTACATCATGCAAGGCACATAGTTGATCCAAGTTGTACGACTTTAATTAAAGACTTGGAATTGTTAGCATGGAAGGATGACGGTTCCGGAATTGATAAATCTAACATAGACTTATCCCATGCAAGTGATGCATGGTCATATGGTGACTATTATTTCCATGGAATTGGCAAACCAAAACGAAAAGTTGGTTTCACAGTTCAAAATTATTGATATATTATTATTATTGAAACTTTATAAGGTGATAAAATGATTAAATTAGACAAGGCATTTTTCGATCGTGCATTAATAGAATTTAAAAGCACATCGAATCAAAGATTATTAAACGATGACATTGATCGGTCAAATATTTATCAGGGCCAAATTAAGGATGTTGTTTTATCGGCAATCATGAAAGAGTTCAAAAAACCTGAAACGGTAACAGAATTACAACATCGATTGATTCCATTAAACATTGTTCAAAAAATCATTAACAAACTTGGCCAGGTCTATATTGAAAATCCTGTAAGAAAACCCGACGATAGATCGGAGGACGACTTAGAATTGGTGTCAGTTTATGAAGAAAAAATGGCATTGAACACACAAATGAAAGTTTCAAATCGTCATTTCAAATTATATAAAAGATCATTAGTTGAAATATATTTAAACAAATTTGGCCAACCAAGCGTTAGGCCAATAGATCGACCATCATTTCATGTTTTCAGTGAATCATCGGTTTCACCTGAAATTCCGGAGGCCGTTTTAAAAGTTGTTCGATGGGATGATGTGGAACCGAAAAATTCAATTCTTGAATGGTGGACTGATAAGGAATTTAAAATAACAAATGGAAAAGGTGAAACAATCAACCGTGTCATGGATGGTTTAGGAAATGAGGGTGTTAATCCATATGGTGAAATGCCTTTCGTTTATATAAATGAATCACGAACCGATTTGGTTCCATTGGCCGATGATGATTTGTTGAAAACAGGGATTGCAATTCCTTTATTACTTAGTGATTTAAGTTTTGCAAGTAAATATCAAGCATGGTCTATGATCTATACGGTTGGCGTTGATGGTGAAATTCCTATCAATCCAAACAGTGTGGTGAATCTTGAGTTCGGTGANGATGGCCAAACACCATCAATCGAAACTATCAAACCCGAAATTGACATTGATAAAATGTTAACTTTCATTGAAACACTCGTTGCAATGCTACTTTCAACAAAGAATCTATCGGCCGGAACGGTTCAAGGTAAGTTATCGGCCAATAACATTGCAAGTGGAATAGCTAAAATGTTAGACAATGCCGAAACACTTGAGGATAGAAAAGAACAGACCGAATATTTTGTTGAGGCCGAAAAAGAAATATGGCGAAAGTTAACACAAAAAATGATTCCATATTGGCGTAAAAAAGGCCTAATTAAAGACGAGGAAATGAATGATGATTTTAGTAAAGAATTTGAACTTGCAATTCATTTTCCGGAACCTAAGATAATGCAAACAGAAAAAGAGCGTCAAATTGAGGCAAAATTTAGAATTGACAGCGGCTTTTCAACAATCCGGCGTGAACTTAAAAAGATGAATCCAACAATGAACGAAACTGAATTGGATGCATTAGTTGATGAAATTAATGATGCCAAGGTTGACAGGGTTAAGGAATTGGCTAACGAATTTGCGGCAACAAATAAACCACCAAGCAATGATGATAAAAAATAATGGCGAAAAGAAAACCGAAACAATTTGTTCCTAAGGTTAAATATGAAATCGATATGGTTTCAGTTTTTGACGTTGCACTTGCATCTAAACCACGGGCCGTTCGTGAGGCATTAAGGCCGATACTATCAAAACCGGCATTTAAAAGAATGTTCGGGTTCAATGTTATTAATGCAATTGAAAAAAGAACATTAAAAGGCATCGATAAAAACAATAAAAGATTTCCATCACCTTATTCGGATCAATACATTGGTTCCGATGAGTTTAAGGTTTATGGTAAAAGTGCCTTTAAAGTTAATCTTAGATTATCCGGTGAAATGTTATCATCAATGAAAATTGGAAAAGGGCCAGTTAGGAAATTGAAAATCATAATGGCCGATAGGCATAACAATGATAAGGCACATGGCCACATAACCGGAAATATTGCCAAGATAAAATCAAAGGCCAAGCGTGATTTTCTTGGATTGCCTAAAGATGAAGAAATTAAAATTATGAAAAAGACATTAAAACAATTTAATTCAGATTCAATTGAAAATGATGTTCGATTCAATGAAAATGATTTTATTAATCCGGCCGGATTCACAACCGGTGATGATGGTGGCGATAATGAGTGATATAAAAGTATCTCTTACTGGCCTGGCCAGAAAAATTGATAGAATCGAAAAGGGTTTATTTAATAAACGTGTTTCAACTAGAATGGCCAAACTTGCAAGATCAATTGTGTACAAAAGAACTAAGGCCGGAAAAGGTGTTTCAGGGAATTCAAACCCTAGATTAAAAAAATTATCAGATTCTTATAAATTACAACGATCAGGAAAAATAAAATTTAGAACAATTAATGGTCGTGTTGTTGCTTTTCCTGGCCAAGATGATAGGCCAAGAACTATTGGAAAATTTTTTAAACCGGCAAAATCAAATCTAACTTACACAGGCCAAATGCTTGAATCTATGATTATTAAGGCCGGACGTTTTACGTTCGGCGTGAATATTCCAAACACTAAGCGTCAACGACAAAAAGGCCAAGGAAATCAAAAACAATTAACAAATGCCGATGTTGCCGGATATGTTGAGGCAAACGGTAGGGAATTTTTTGCCTTGTCAAAAGGTGAGGTTCGAATCATACTATTTGAATATGAAAAGATTTTAAGACAGTTAATAAGAAAAGAGGGGCTTTAATTATGACGACTAATACAAATTCGGATAATCCGAATAATAATACCAATACAACCAATACCGCACCCGTGGGCGGTGGTGATCCAACCAGTGGTGGTGATCCTGATAAAACAACATCATATGATAAAAGTTTTGTTGATAAGTTGAAAGGCGAAAAAGATAATTTCAAAAATCGTGCAAATCAACTTGAAGCTGAATTGGCCGGAATTAAAGCGCAGCAAAAGGCCGATGATGAAAAGAGAATGAAAGACAATAATGATTTTAAAGCTCTTTATAGAAAACAAAAACAAAGAATATAGAGGCGTTACAATCTAAGGTTGATGGATTTGAAAAAAGCAAGATGGATTCTCCGACTCAGAAGGCCCTTGCTTTAGAACTAAAAAAATTGGGAATTAATGAGGATTATTTAGAAAAAGCCTCAAGCCTGGCCGATTTAACAAAAATTAAAATCGACACTGAAACGGATGCCGTTTATGGTGCTGATACCTTGGCCAAAACTGTAAATGAGGATTGGCCGGCGTTGTTTGGAAAAGGTGATAATTCGAATGTGACACATTCATCACCGGATCGAATGACTAAGGGATCGGACACGTTAACAATGGAACAATGGCGTGCATTGCCATATGACGAACGTGTAAAACGTGAGGGTGAACTTTACAAGTAGTCGATTAACTATCCACGGAGGATAAAAAAATGGCATTAGTAAATACAGGATTCGCAGAACTTCAAACAATGATTCCAGAAATTTGGTCAGAACAAATGTATGATGAATTAAGAGCATCATTACAGTTCGGGACTTTTTTCGATAGAAAATATGAGGGTGAAATCAAGGCCAAGGGTGATACCGTAAAGGTTCAACAAGTCTTAAAAGCAACCGGCCAAAACCTTCAATTAGGTGTTGATAATACGCTTGATATTGATGCAGAGGCAATGCAAATTGTTGAAAAAATGGTTAAGGCCGATAGATTGGCCACGGCATCTTTTCAGGTTGAAAACCTTGCGGCACTTCAATCAATTGATTTCCAAAAAGAGGCACGAGAGGCCCTTGTTTATGCGGTTGCAAAACAAATGGATGATTATATTGAAAGTAAAATCGTTCCAACATTAACACATATAATTAATCCGGCCGTTGCACTTGATATGGGAACATCTGACGTTGCCAAATTAAGAAAACTTTTATCAAAGGCATCGGTTCCTAAGAATGATAGAAAATTATTCTTAGATGTTGAATATTTTTCAAACCTAATTCAAAAAACTGAATTCACATCAAGTGATTTCACGCCGGCCGGTTCACCGGTTTCGACCGGTGAATTAAATTCACCGGTTTATGGATTCACAGTTTCGGAAAATGATAAACTTGCTGATAATATCGGATATGCTTGTCATAAATCGGCAATTGCTCATGTTATGCAAACAGGTTTACAGATTAAACTTTCGGATCAACATCCGGCCGGTAAACGTTCATGGCTATTAACCGCCGAAATCGTTTACGGTGCTGAATTATTCGACGGCACTCGTGTTGCGAAAATTCAGGAAATTTAATAGGTAAGTAATGGGAACTAAATTAAGGTTTTTAAATTCAGATAACCCTAAAGAATTGGAGGGCCTCATTGAGGCCCTACCTTTCAAGGTGGAAATCAAATCGATATATCATAGTGGTGGAAAACATTTTGTGTGGTTCACTGTACAAGATAATCAGTCAACGAATTCAATTCCTGATTATGTTCCGGAACCTAAAGTTTCTAAAACTAAAAAGAAAACTAAAACTAAAAAGAAAAAGTGATGATTTTGGGTGAGGGTTTTGGCCCTTTTCTTTTCACTCACTCATTAAGGTGTTGGTTGTATTCGTATGACCAACATTTTGGAACGGATTGAAATGGTATTAGATATATTCAGAATGGCCATTCAAGATTTGGAAAAAAGAGCGTTCCGAAACTCTCCTAAATTTCCCGATGATAAAACCGCTAAGGCCGTTGTCATTGAAAACACCGAGTCCGAACCCGTTCCGGTCTATATAACCGATGGGACTAGTGAAGGCCAGGCCAATGACATATCATTGTTTGATGAGGTTTTGTCCGTTGAAAAAGAAATGGAAACATTGGTGGTTCAATATTTAATTCCACCAAATAAAATGTTCGAATTGGATCGGATCACGTGCGGCGGTGACAACATCGCAAAGTATAGAATAGAAATAAATAGCAACACAAATAAGGTTGCAAGAACATATGAGGGTTCATACTTATTTACTGAATTAAATTACTCAAGATTTAATGTTTTAGCTGGCCAAATAATAAAAGTTTTTGCTGAACATTATAATGATGATTCAAGTGGAAATTTTGAGGCAACAATTGAGGGGGTGTTAAAAAATGAGTAATATAAAAGAAAAAGAAAACGAGGTTGCAATTTCTCGATTACAACATTCAATTTTGGAAAAAGAATTGAAGTTAATGAAAAAAGTTGATGAGGTTGAACGTTTAAAAAGTGAACTAGAAAACGCCAAGACACTATTGGCCGAAAAACAAACAAAGGAATAGAACAATGGGAACGGATTTTAAATCAGGACAAAAAGTAAGATTAAACGATGAGGATAATGTTCCTTATTCACCAACCAACCCTTTACCGGTTTCAATTTCGGCATCCGAGGGTGGTGATGAAATTCATGATTATGATGATAATGGATCAACTGATGTTCTTGTTGACAACAGTGTTAATCATGATTATGTTGTTACGGCATTAAAAGAATTATATCTCGAAAAAATATTATTTTCGGCATCGGGTAGAATGAGGGCCGAACTACAAATTGAAACCGCCGTTGCATCCGGAACATATGACACTAAGGCCGTAGGATTTATTCAGGCCGGTTCACAATCGGAATGTATTGATTTAAAAAGGCCTATTAGGGTAGCCGCCGGCGTAACCGTTCGTGTTGTTAAAACCAACATGGATAACGATGATCAATGTTTATATTCAACAATCATTGGCCTTGAAAGGTAAGTAATTAATGGGTGATTTATCATTTAAAAAAACATCATCATCAACATCACTGGTTGGTGGTGATGAATCTTTTGCGGCCGATGTTATTCAAGATTTTGATGGCAAAAATAAGCTATTAACAAAATCCGATTCTAAAATAAGCTCTGATTTAAAGATTATACACGAATACGATTTAAACATTTCTCTTAATGACACCGTATATTACGACATTTTCAACCAGTCCGGAATAATTACCATTTCAGGATTTGCCATTGAGTTTAATGATAAAAAAGTATTTATTAGACTTGAGATTGACGGCCAAGAGGTTTTTGACATTAATATTGAAAAGTTCAAAGATTTATCAAATTTAGACAATGCTATGCAACCACCGCTATATGTTGCATGGAACAATAGTTTAAAAGTTTTTTACTTCACTCCTAATTTTCCAATAAAATCGAATACTAATATAAAAAT